TCCGCCGGTATACGCGGGGCCCAGACCCGGCTGAAGCACGCTAGAGGCGTGCCGGCGAGTGCCGACCGGGGCCAACACCGCCCGTTGTAAAACTGAGAGGAAGATTGACATGGGAGCGCAGAACATCGTCCGCCTGCTTGGCGAGGGCCTGATTGCCAGTGATACTTTTGACCTGGCCGCAGGCGAAGCCTTGAACGTCGTTCCAGTCGTGGACGACCAGGGCTCCATCATCGTTGGCACGACCGCCAAGGCGATGGACGTGAAGTGGTATGGCACGACCGCCACGAGCATTGCCCTGTTCGACGCCGGCAACAACAAGCTCGACTTGGCCGGAGTGGCCCTGACGTCGAACGCGGCTATCAACACGACTGGAACGCTGACGGTCACGACCTCCAATGCGACCACCGCCAATTTCACGAACGTCACCACGACAAACGCCAACGCCACCACAATGATTGCCACTGGTGCCGTCAACTCCGCCACGATGAACGCAAGCACGTCCATCAACACCGGCATCTTGACCGTCACGACAAACACCAACACGGCTGGAATGAACATCACGGGAACGGCCGGCCTGACTGGCACAGTCGTTCCGGCGACGAACGGTGCCGTGTACCAGAAGATCATCGTTCAGAACACCAACACCACGCTGAACGCAGCCCACTGGGGCGCGTTGATGCTGAATAAGGCAGCCTCTGACCGCATCTATACGCTTCCTGACGTTTCGGCTGGACTGGCCGGTGTGTGGTTCGAATACGCTTCAAGCGTAGCCCAGAACACCACGTTCACGGCGAACACGGCGAACACAATTTTGGCACTGAACACCCTGGCCGCGAACAGTGTCGCGCTGAATACCGCGAACCAAATTAGCGGTGCGACTTGCAAATTCGTGTGCGACGGCTCACAGTGGATATTCATGACTGGCAGTGGAACCGCCACACCTGTCGACTAGCTCTACCGAGACAGTTTGTTCTCTGCCCGGCACCGGCCCAGCCGGGGTGGCCGGGCTTTTTTGTATCATCACGGAGAAACGGAATGCCTGAACAGCCCATGGACGACCGCCACGAGGCGATGCTGAAGACCGCGCTGAAACTCGTTGAGGCCCAACCGCTGCCGGATGCGGTGGTTGAGCTGTACTGGGAAGCTGCCCGTACGGCCACACGCCTCGGAACCCGCCTATCGCCGAGCGACCTCCTTACTGTGGTCCTTCTGGCCAATGCCGCGCCACGGCCGGACCCTGTGTCGTTCTTGGATGAGAGAAACGACATACAGCGCGGCGACCGCGTCTTGGCGAAGTTCCGCAAAGCGTGGCGGTGGGGCCGATTCGTTCGCATGGACGAGCGGGACGCAAAAGTGGTTGTGGCTCTGGACGACGACGCCGGGGAAAACGAACGGTCCTTCGCCCCGACAAGTGTCAGGTATCCCACTCGAGAAGAGTTGAAGAAAATCGGAGAAGCGTAATGTCGTTCAACCTGCAGGCGTTCGGGCGGCTCGAGGCGCTGATCGACGGTCAGAGGCTCGAGATGGGGTCCATCGAAGTTCCGACGTCGATCTCCGTCACAGGAAACATTCACCGGCGTACCGAAACCCTTTCGGCAAATACAAACGCCACCATGTACTCCGACGAACTCGGGGATTTCTCGATCCTGGTGGCTGCGAGTGACCTTAACACCAGGCTCCTGCTCACTGACACGCAGAGCAACACGTTCTGCCTGCAGCTCCGCGGAAGCGGGACAGCCAACAAGTACGGCGCGATCCTCATGATTCCGCTGGACGAGACGTCGAACGCCACGACCACCATCAATTCTGTGGCGGCCTTCAATGACAGCACGACGGATGCCGCCAAGGTCACGGTCCTGGTAGTTGAGTAACGAGGCAACGGATGACAGTATATTACCTGCGGTCAACCGACGGAAGTGACGCCAGCAGCGGGCTGACGTGGGCAGACGCCAAAGCGACACTTGTTGGAGCGTTCACTATTGCCGCCGCAGGCGACACGGTCTATGTTTCCCAGGCCCACGCCGAGACGACGGCCGGAAACATCATCCTCAATTGCGTAGGGACTGCAGCGGCGCCGATTAAGGTCATCTGCGCGAACGATTCCGCCGAGCCCCCGACTGCAGTCGCTGCGACCTCTACAGTGCAAGCCAACGGGAACCTGGACTGGCAGGGGTCAGCATATTACTACGGAGTAAACTTCGTTGCCGCCGGCGGTATTACTGGAATCACCGTCGGATTCAGGTACTCGTCTTCGTGGTGGTGCCGCCTAGAGGACTGCACGATCGACATGCAAGGCACGTACAATATAAACATCATGAGATTCGGCGCGACCGCGAGCCCGAACGCTCAAAAGCTCGAACTCGTCAATACGTCTATCGGATTCCAGGAAGTAACGAATCTTTTCTATATCACATGCGAACTTGACTGGAAGGATTCAGTTGCGTTAATTGCAAGTAGGGTCGCGCCAACGGAGTTCATCGCAACTGAGCTGTTGATTGACCGGCCGAGAGTTCTACTCGATGGAGTAAACCTGTCTGCCGTCAACGCGACGATCATAAACACGTCCTTTGACACCAGAGGCGATTTCGAGTTCCGCAACTGCAAATTGCACGCCAATGCCGTAAAGGTCGCCGGAGAGCAGGTGAACCCAGGTGGCGTTGAAGTTCGCTTTGTAAACTGCAGCTCTGGAGACGTCCATTACGATTTCTACAAGGATACGTACCAGGGAGTAGAAACGCACGAAGCAACGATCGTCAGGACGGGCGGTGCGTCGGACGGAACAACGACTATCTCCAGAAAGATGGCCTCCGGCGCTAACGTCAGCTACGCCAACCCAATGGTTTCGGACCCAATCGTTGTCTTCAACAACACCTCCGGGACCTCGATGACTGCAACGATCGAGACGGTGACCGACAACACGACCTTGACTGACGCGCAGGCGTGGATTGAGATTGAGTACCCGGCGACATCCGGAACGCCCCTGACGACATTCGTGGACGACAGGGCGGCCTCAATCCTTGCGACTCCGGCGAACCAGCCAACAAGCAGCGCCACCTGGACCACGACTGGTTTGGCCACGCCGATTAAACAGAGCCTCGCCGCGACGTTCACGCCAAACGAGAAGGGCCCGCTGTACGCTAGGGTCCATTTGGCTAAGGCGAGCACAACGATGTACTACGATCCGCTTGTGACCCTCGCGTAATATGGCCGAGTATTCCTATCCGACGAGGGTTCGCGGCCGCGGTGCCGGGGCAGCGCGTTCTCGGCGTTTTGCGCATGCTTTTCAACAGTGGGGTAGCGGAACAATAAGCCTGTCTGAAATCATGGACAGGTTATCGTCCCGACAGTGCCATCACGTTAACACCACAAGTTACAACGTAACGGCGCCCAACACATACATTTTGGTTACAACTGGGGCCTCGAGCACAACAGTCAATTTGCCATTGGCTGCAAACTACGAAGACTCAGAAATCAGCATCAAGAAGGTCGACAACGGCGGCGGAAGCGTTCTGGTTTACGGCAACGGGACCACGCCTGCGCCGGAAGCCCGTGAGTATCAGGTAGGCGACCTATTCGTAAATGGAGTGAGCGGGTTTCAGTACCAGGGTGGTTCGTTCTTCCTGACCTTGGACCCGGAACCAACAACAGTATACGAACAAATCGACGACGCTGATCTGCACACGCTGTACAGCATGAACGACACCGTGACGATGGTGTGTGACGGGATACAGTGGTATATACTTGCCAGGTATCCCGAAATCATGCAGCACCACACGATCGGCGGGAACACGACTCTCAACACGAGTCACTTCTCGAGCATGATTGTGACCACGGCCCTGACGACAAACACCACGTTGACGCTACCGTCGCCGGTGACAAGTAGGCCTGGAGCCTGGATTGAAATAACAGCGCTCAGCGACACGTACACGACGACACTGGCATGTTCCGCCGCCAGCAGCGTGGGAATGATAGGAAACACCGCCGCAAACACCATTACAATGGCGGCTATTGCCGGAAGCCGCGTGAAAGTCGTGAACGCTGGGACGACTTGGGTTGTTGATGGGTGGGCAGGACTAACAGAGGCGTAAGAGAAGTACCATGGCTGAACCAACCCTCTCAGTTTCGATCAACACGCTGTACTCGGAAGTCGGCTTCTCCAGAGGCTGGGGGCGCGATGTTAATACGTGGACCACTGACGAGCTGGCGGATTTTGGTAATATCGTCAAGCGCGGCTTGCGGCTGTTCTACTTTCCTCCGACGGCCGACCAGAGCCCGATTTACGAGTGGTCGTTTCTGCGGAAGGTTGGCGCAATAGCCCTGAACACAAACACAGCCACCTACGTCATGCCGGACGACTTCGCCGGAACGATCATCGACAGGAGCGTAATGTTTGGTGCGGGAGTCGTTCAGAGGGCGCCACAGGCGATTGACGAATCAGCAATTCGAAAAATGCAGGCCATGGCGGCCGCAAGTGGGGCCCCGAAATACTATGCAATCAGGAACTCGACCCCGGACCCAGTGAACGGTCACCGATGGGAAATGATAGTGTACCCGACTCCGACGGCCACATTCAATGGATCGAGCCTGTCGTTCGCGTATCCGCATGTTCCTAACACGCTCACGAACACCAACATCTATCCGATGGGCGGCGCGCAGAACGGCGAAGTGATTTTGGCTGCCGTGATGGCAGCGGCCGAGGACAAAATTGACGACGACCCGGCCGGGCCGATGTTCCAGCGGTTCATGACCCTTCTTCCGTCGGCTATCCGGCTCGACCAGCAGACCAAAGATCAACCAGGCGGGGAGCAGTAGTGGCATTAGAGCCGAAAATCATTACGGTAGCCTACCCGCACGCCGGCATGAATGTCGTTGCGGCTATGACTCGTCAACCAGAAGGGACGACGGTTGACGCTCAGAATGTGCGTCTGTTGGATGTGTCTGAAGGTCGCGCCCGCGGAGGGAGCCGCCCTGGAATTACGAAGTACGTTGGCACGCAAATCAATTCCTCGAACCGAATACAAGACGTCAATTACGCGACGCTGGTTACAAACGCAACGCCTTCAACGGGGTCCCTCGGTCTCCGCGTGGTGACCCCCGTTGCTGTAGCTGGAGGCGTAATCAAGCAATTCAACACGGAGACAGTCACGGCTGCGACAACTGGCGGCTCAAGGTCCCTAAGCAGTTCAGCGATCATTGTTTTCAGCACAGAACTGTTCGGCCGGCTGTACTACACCGACGGCATATCGTACAAGATTTGGATTGGGTCGACCAACACGACTTCAGACTGGACGCCAACAGCAGGCAGCATGCCTGGGACAGACGGAACTTCAGTTCCGCGCTTGATTGAAATGTGGCGCTCGCGAATCATATTGTCAGGGCTGAGGACCGACCCACACAACTGGTGGATGTCGAAGGTCGGGGATCCACTTGGCTGGGACACCGCGCCGGCGACGCCTACGGCCACCCAGGCAATTGAGGGCGGAGTTGGCATCACAGGTAAGGTGCCTGACATCATAAATTGCATCATCCCGTATTCTGATGACGTTGTGCTTTTTGGGTGCGACCATTCAATATACCAGCTGTCCGGCGACCCAATGGGCGGCGGCGCATTCGACTTGATTAGCGACACGATTGGAACGGCGTTTGGTCGTCCATACTGCATGGACGGCATAGGAAACGTGTACTTCTTTTCAAGCCGTGGCGGTGTCTACAAGATACCTGCCATAGAAGGTGGTCCAAAGCCGGTTAGCCTGGAAGCCGTTGGGCCAAAACTGAGGACAGTTGACCTCAACACTACGTCGATTCGTATGGCGTGGGATGAAGAGGCTTACGGGTTCCATTTGTTTTTGACACCTTTCGTAACGAGATAGCAATGGCATCGACAAAAGTAGTCACAGTTCTTGCGGACAACGTCACCTTGACGGCGGGCGCCGGTAACACGACCTCAAGTGTCGTCACGCTCGATGACGGTTACGGCGCGGCCCTTCACGTCAAACTTACCAACGGCGGGACCGGGCCGACAGTTGCCGCTAGCGTCCAGATACAGGTAAGCTCAGACAACACCGAGTTCTATAATTTCGGTGGGGCCTTTACTGGTTCAACGACTTCGTCGGCTGTGCCGAGCTGGGGAGGCGTCGAGATTCCGATTGGTGTTGAGTACCTCCGCCTTGTCAGCGGGAGCAACACAGGACAGAACGTTCGCCTCGATGCAGACATCAGTGAAGTTTCGGTTGTGTAATGTCATTCAACAAGCCACCATTGATTGCACACCTCCAGCGCGGGAAGAACAGTTCCCGCGGGCTCTCGGGCTCCTGGCCGTTCTACAGCGGCTCCGGCGGAACGGTGTACGACGTCTCCAGCGGAGACGGAAGGCACGCAACCTGGGCTGGTACTGGTAGCCGCTGGACTTCGCTCGATAGCGGATACTGCGGGAGCTTCAACGGGACTGACGATTACCTCACAATCCCCAACGCGGACGGCTTGTATTCGTTCGAGTCCAGCGGAAACTTTTCGGTTGCGATGCGATTAGCGGCACCATCTGGAGCGACTGGCGCTCGCTTCGTTCTTGACAATCGAATAACGTCCGCTGACGGGTGGACGCTGGACATGAATGATGGGACCATGACCATGACCGCAGAAGGAACCGCGGTCGTTGCGGCATCGGCTACCTTTACAAGGGATGGCACGATACGACACTTGGCTGCGACGGTCTCGGCAACGGGCGGGGTCGTCATGTACATCAATGGAGCCGTAGTTGCAAGCAACACGTCGGCCGTTGGCGTCCCGGTTGTCACTTCAGAGCAAAGTGTATACGTAGGGAGCGATGCTGGGGCATCGGCCTTCTGGCTTGGGCAGATGAGCGACCTGAGGATCTACAATAGAACGCTGTCGGCTGAAGAAGTCGCATTGATCAGTGCGGGGTTCGGTTAATGTCACGTCCAGTATTCACACCCACATCCTTTGCGTGGCTCGGTCAAAGACCGACAACGCATTGGTTCTGGGACGCACGGCTCGAGGCATGGTCGAAGACTGTGTTCGCAGACCCGAACCACAGCCCAACCTGCGTTGCGATATTCGACGGAGACAACCCATCCGACCGCGCGGTTCTGCTCGGAAGCCCCGACGGGTACGTACGGAAAATCCATCCGGACTCCGCAACAGACGATGGAACCTCAATGGTTTCGTATGTTGTACTCGGACCATTCGCAGCTAACGGAGCACGAATCATACTGTCCGAAATCCAGGGAACGATTGACGACGGCAGCGCACCTATTTTGTACGAAGTTGTCGGTGGCGATACCCCTGAATCGGCGTTCAACAAGTTTGAGGGAACCTTTGTCGGTGATGGAACATTGACGCCTGGCCGAACCGCAACGCACAACCCGCGAGTGGGCGGCCGGTTTATTTACGTCAAGGTAGGCACTGCTAGTGCAACTTCGCCGTGGTCGATGGAAAACATCCGGCTGAAGTTTACGACTCCAACAACGAGCAAATCGCGAGCGAAGGACTAACAATATGGCAGTTTCCCGCTTCCCGTTGGGCGGATCCAGTAAGGGGGCCGGTAGCTTTTGGGACAACCGCCAAGCTAAGGCTGGCGGGTACGGCAGAGGCACCCAAAATCAAGCATACGCCACGTCTGGGTACGTGCCTCAAGTTGGCGACCCGCGCAAACTCCTTGGTGCAATACAGGCCGGAACCAAAGGCACTGCTGCGCAATTCCAGACTAACCAAGATGCGTACAAACAGGCTATAGCCACAGCCAGCACCCAGCCTGCGGCAGTGTCCGCAACCGGCCAATACGAAACAGCAATTACTGAGGCACAGGCTGCCGCTAATACTCAAAGAGAAGCACTTCAGGCGGCACAGGCCCAGCGAGAGGCACTAGCTACGCAGTATGGCCAACGGGAACAGGAGTTGACCCGGTATCTCGAAGGGATGGGGACGGCCGAGAGGGGCAATCTTTCAAGGCAACGAGATGCAATTTTGGCACAGCAGCAACAAGACTTGCTGAACAGGGGAATGACAAGCACTACGGCGTACGACTCCGCGGTGCGAGGAACGAACCAGGCCTACAACCAGGACCTGTCTGGGCTCGAGGAACGTCTCCAGCGTCAAGCGATGGATTACCGCACAATGCTGAGCGGAGAGACGCTTGGCTCCCGCTCGCTGGCCATTGAGGGCTCAGCGAAAACAGCTGCAGATGTCTTAGCCGCACAGTCGCTTCCGATTGAGTACCGCGGTGCGCTGGCTCAACAGCACGGCGACCTGAGCAAGACCTTGGCTTCTCAAGCTGGTCAGTTTGCGGGCATCGGCGCCGACAGGGATATTCAGCTGGCTAAGTTGGCTCAGGACGCGCAGATTGCAAACCAACAAGCCGCGCTTCAGAGGATGGGGCTGGACGCCGAAACGGCCCTTGGGTACGCCAAGTTGCAGAATAACATATCGGTCGCCAAGGCCGGCGTGGACCCGTTCTCTAAGGCGCGTGCATCGGCCATGAACGAAGGGTCGCGAGCAATTCAGAATTACGCATCAAACAACTGGATGTACCTTGACGAGAATTCGTTCATGACGAAAGCATACCAGAATTTGTTGAGTTGAGTGGTTAACGAGAACAAAGAGGGGCGGTGAAGATATGCCTGGTATTGGTGGTAGTTCCGCAGTTCCTGGTGGAGTAAAATCCGTAAGGGATTCCATCTTGCGCGGCTTATACGAACCGGAGTTCGCTGGACCTGATGTCGTTCACCCTGGAGCCGTAAAGCCACAGGGGTGGTACGAAGAGAAGGTGGCCGCAGGGATGGGCTACCCGACTCTCGTGAGGCATCCAACAGGGCCAATTGGTTCGTACATGCGAAAGGTTGGGTCTCCGAACGAAACCCCTACTGACCAGTTTGGGCAATCCTGGTCATCGACTGCGCCTCAGTGGATGAATGTTGGCGGCGAGTGGTACAACTTGAGCCGGCCCCAGAACTTCATGGGCGACGCCACGATGACTGGCGGTGGAGGAATAGGGAGCTACACGACCACGAAGACGCAGCCGACGCCTTTAGCTGCGATTCCTGGCATGCTGAAGCAGACTTCCCAGTCCGAAGATACGCTAAAGCCATTGTCGCAAACCCAGTGGGCGGGACTGAAGCCAACCGATAAACCTACGACCATCGCTCAGAACATGATGTCGTACAAGAAGGCCCTCGAAG